TGCCGAGTCTTGCTATTCCTTCGCCACTGTTGTCGATTCTATTCATCATTTTAAAATTTTACCCTATTTCTCATGGTTTTGACCAACTTCTTGCATAAATTCTTTCATATATTCTTTTGACTCATCCTTACATACTAGCCAAAAAACCAACAAATACCTGTCTCCACTAATAACAGGCAATCCTCTATGCATGTGAGTTAGACTAGGAAAGATTAAAGCGTTGCCCGTAGGTAAAGGCTCAACAGTTCCTTTTCTCATAAACTCAGTACCACCACCTTCATAATCTCCTGTATTAAGAGGTACTACTATACTTATATCAGAACTAGCATCGTGATGCCAAGCTCCCTGTTTTTTATCTTTTAAATTGTAGTTAGCTATCTGTATATTACCACCAGTAACGTGCCTATTCCAAATACTTAATAATATTGGATTTATAATTGAATCAACCACCTGCATTAATGAGTGATAAAGCTGTGGACATTTGTCGTATAAAACTATTTCAGGTATTTGTCGCAGCTCATCTTCTTCTTCATTAGGCTCAAAACCAAAATGCTCTGTCATGTTGTGCATTTCATTAATAAGCAGGTTGCATAGCTCTTTGCTAAACAAAGGCACCGTATGCACATCGGGCAAAGGTTCTTTAATAATAGAGTTTAAGGGCAGGTTATCTAAACACTCTGCTCTTTCATTATAAAAATCGCTAAGTATTGGTAGTGTTTCTTTTGCTTTTTGCAGTGTTTCTTTTTCTACGAACCAGTCTGACGCAAAGCCAAGTAAAAGATTTTTTAGTTGGTATTCTTGTTCTGTGTTAGTTTGAGCCAACATCCAACAATCTTATTGGGGTGCTACTAGAGACAAAGCCATTTGAAAGTCATTCATATCAAATTCAGGGTCTTGGCTTAGAACTTGTGCCAATACTTGTTGTGCCTGCATAGATACTTCTGAATCTATTGGGTTATTTAATATAGCCATAACTTCTTGCTCATATCCATTTTCAGCTAATGGTATAAATATTTCTTGCATAGCTTCTTCTTTAGACATTTCTATTTCTGCCATACCTTCTTGTTGCGACATGTCAGCCATACCGCCTTCTGCGAAACCACGTATCTTTTGCATAGGTTCAGCAATAAGCGAAGGTCGAGCTATATCGTTTATAAGCTCAGGCTGCATTATAGGAAGCGGTTGTATACTTGGTAGTCCACCAATACTTATGCGACCGAATCCGCTACCTTTATTAGCAGGAAACTTTTGGTCAATAGTAGAAGCAAACTGTCGAAGTGTAGGCTGAATATCATCTGCACCTATTCTGTTTTTTATAAAATTACCAACAGGCTCTAAAGCATCCATAGCAGAATTATCTTGACTTCCAAATCCACGAGAACCACCCCTACTAAATGGGTCGCCTTGTACTGGAAGTGGCTGCATCATATTAACCGGCTCTGCTCTTTGCAAATCACCGCCTTGATTAAGCCTCATAATGTTTTGTGGTTTTTGTGGTGAAACATTACCCATCAAATTATTTATTCTTTCTTCTAATGTTGCCATATTAATTTCCTATCTAATATTTACTGATATATTACCACCAGTTATAACAGAGACAAAGCCTAAGCTAGCTGTTGCCTCATATCCTTGTTCATCAAATAACGTCAAATCAATCCATTCATTGCCGTTATACACCTGTAATACATTAAGTGTTGTATTCCATATTACATCACCTTGCACAAAATTCAATTGTGATAACTCTGTAGCGTTAAACCTAGGTGTACTGTTAGGGTCAAATTGACCCAAGTTAATCTCTAAAACTCTAACTAGTCTATTGAAGACTTCAGGCGTTACCTCTTGCGTTGCTAAGGGCAGCCTGCTTGGCAATAACTTAGCCATTACCTTCTACCGTCAGGTTGGATATCTAGTCTTGTATATCCTAATCTCCACTTATAACCTGTTCTGTTTCCTACTGCAGCATCATCATCGCTTTGCAATCTTAATACAGCCTGTCTTCCTCTTGCTCTTACATGCACTTGGTCGGTGTTGTTTGATATATCTGTGGTTGCTTTAGTTGTTAAAGATTCGCTTGGTGCGTTTCTAGTTTTAAGCAACATATTTATCTGTGGGACACCTGTATCTACATTAGTGCCATAAAATTTTACATCGGGCATGATTCTTCTGATAAATGTAAAGTTGTTGCCCTCTTGCAAGTCAAAGTCTGAGCTTTCAATAAAGACTCCATCCATAGGTGAACCGTCATCGTCATCGCCGTCTTCTTGGTTAAACAAATAATTATTAGCTGTAGCTAATGGTTTGCCAAATACATTTTGGTCAACCCAAGCAGTTCTAACTAACTGACCTATAGACCAAACGCCTTCTAAATAGTTGTATATAACATACCTTGATATCTCTTCAGTGCCATCACTTTCTGCAGGATAGAACCACCACACCTCATTGAACTCTTTGTTTAATAGTGCAAATACTTTAAATGCTTGGCCTAAATCTAAATCTTCTTGTACATAACTTAATACACTGCAAGGTAGTTTCTGCACCGCACCATTGTAAGAATAAAAACCATCATCGCCCATCCAAAAGACTCCATTAGGCGAGTTGATAGCAGCATTAGGTCCAATCATGCCTGTGCCTTCATTAATTAAATTAACTGCAAAGGTTAGTGGCGGTCCAACAAACTGCATACTATACATAGAAGTATCAGTCCATATTAATGTTTCTTGTCTTGCTCTTAAGCCACCTCTGATTTCACTACCTGAAGACAATCTTAGAGAACCTGCTGTATTTGTAGTTTTTGGCTCCCACTCGGTAATGCTTTCTTGGTCTGAGAAAGCTATATTCATAGGGTCAACAACGCCTGTTCTAGCACCACCTGATACTGGGTCTGCACCTAATACAATAACGTGTCTATCCGTATCACTTACTATGGTTTGTAGTCCAACTGTGGGCGATAAGTTTGCTCCGGCAAGCGTAGTAATATCTACAGCTCTTGTAGTAGTGCCGTTGGACTCATCCCAATAGTAAATACTGCCACCTCTAGGATGCAATATTAAATCTTCACCGAAGTTATCTGATGACCATAATCTTAATTGGTTAGCAAAACTTAAACTGGTAGAAGCACCAAAAGCACCTTGACCCCAAGTACCTGAACCATATCCTGTGGATTGTATAAACACGTCCAAACCTACAGTCAATTGATAGGCTCCGTCAACATGATTTCCACCATCTCCAGTGTCACTGCCATTTGCTGTAGCTGTTGCCGTAAAGGTAAATGTATTTGCACTTGGTACTGACACGACCTGATACTCTTGATTTAAAACGGCTGCAGTGATATTGCCGCCAAGACTTACTGCACCACTAAAAGTAACAAAGTCATTAACCACAACTCCGTGAGTAGAATCTGTAGCTGTAATAGTTGCAGAGCCGTTTGTCGCAGCAAAAGTTACGCCATTGTTTGTTGTTGCTCTTATGGGAGTGATGTCGTTTAAACTTGTGCCTTCAAGTATGTATGCTTTTAAATGCGTACCGATATATAAGTATTTATTACCTTCTAATGATATCCATGGAAATAGGTTACGACATGTACCTAAAAATGATGTAGTGGTTTGTTTTGTCCAACCGCCTATTTTTTCTACAAAGCCTTTACGAAACCTAACAAGAGAAGCATCAAACCAACCACCCGCATTAGTGTAACTGGTTCCTTCTCTGTCTATTCCTGCTTTAAATTGAAACTTTGCAAACGGCATGTTTCATCTTCTAAGCTATTCTTATAATAGCTGTGGCTGCTGCCTTAGCAGGAAATACAATAGTAAAATCACCTGCAGTAGAAGTTTTATCTCCACCAAAGTCAATGGTTGCTACTGATTTATCACTATTAGTATCGTTGTAAATCATACAGCCTCTAGCTGTAATCGTTGCTGTACTAAATGTTAAATCAGAAAAGTCAGTTACCGCAGTAGTTCCAGTAGCAGAAGGCGTTACATTGGTTAATGCAGCTCCACCTGATGTATAGTTTGTACCACTTGCTTGTCCTGTAGTTGTAAAAGCAGTTGTTGCAGCACCCAAAGTAGCTGAACTGGTGTACAAAGCCAACTTAAAACTATTACCGCTTGAGTTGGTAAAGTTATGTGTTCCTGTCAAAAGCTCTACTTTAAAGCTTGTTGTAAGAGTAGATGTAATTGCCA